CTGGATATCATGGGAAAATTGTTAAATAATCCGGGGATTATCTTCAAGTCAGCTTGGTATTCATTGATATATAGAAAGTCAATTCGCTCTTCGTGGAAGAGCAGAATCAAGAAACACAGCACGGCTAAGTTGAATTTGTCCTCCTTGTCCTTGGGTGTGTTCACTACACGTATGGGGGAGATAGGGCAGATCCAACATGACCCCACCATACTGCAAATGCCAGAGAACAGCACATTGAGAGTCACTGGACATGCGAGCTTAGGTCCCGGCGTTAGGGTGATTATGGGGCGCGGTGCTTCACTCAGCATCGGCGATAACACGTTCATATCTTGCAACAGTCTTGTTATATGCGCTTGCTCCATCGAGATCGGAACAGATTGCGCAATTGCGTGGGATGTGCAGATAATGGATACCGATTTTCATCAACTTGACGGTGGCGCACCCTTGAAACCGGTTAGGATAGGTAACCGTGTTTGGATAGGAAGCCGCGTTACTATTCTAAAGGGCGTAACAATCGGTGATGGTGCTGTAATTGCTGCAGGATCGGTTGTAACGAAGGATGTGCCTTCAAACTCATTAGTAGGTGGCAACCCAGCAAAAATCATCAGAGAAAAGGTTGAATGGACCAAATAATAATTTTTCCGAATAGGCGGTGAGGAAATGTATCACTGGCCCCGAATTCGCACCCGACCCCCATTTATCCAGCGTAAGTTCTCGGGAGTGAACAAGCTTGATGCTTTTTCGATAGCTGAAGAGTTTGCAAGTGATATGAAAAATTTAAGTTCTTCAGAGTTCCCCGCTCTCTCATTGAGACCGGGGTTTTCTTTGTTAGGGAGCGCTATTGGAACGCGCTGCTTAGGTCTCGGAATATGGAAAGACTCCGAGCTGCACGCGGTGTTCAATGACGGTACATGGAGGAAATGGACAGGGGCAGCTTGGAGCTCTCCGCTCGTTTCTGGCCTTGATACATCGGCGGAATGGAGCTTTTGTAACTTTAAGGGAAACCTAACCGATTTCAATCTGATTGGATGCAACGGCGTGAACACTGCCAAGAGATACGATGGAGCAACGGTGCAGGACCTCACCGGGGCACCTGCGGGCATCAACTTCATTGACGAACACGACAATCGACTTTACGGTGTGGTGAATGGCACGGAGGTTTGGTTCAGCGAGCTCAACGTTCCGACGAACTGGTCGACGGTGGCCGGCAATGATTCCGACCCGGGGAGCATCAAAAAGGAGATTAACACGGGTAAGAAGATCGTCGGCCTCAAGGCGGGCACAGGTCATATCACGGTCGCCTTTCCCACATCCACACACGAGCTTTATGGCACAAGCCCGTCGGATTTCCGTTTTATCGAAGTCGCCCCAGACATCGGTATGCTGAACAACAAGGTCGGAACCAATTACAACGGGACGCTCTACTTCGCCAGCGACCGCAGCGCGTTCACCTATGGCGGGAGTCGGCCGGACAACAGCTTCTTCGAGCGAGTTCAAGCTTACATCGACGGTATGAACCAAACGGCCAAGTCGAGCAGTTGCGCCGGTAGCGACGGCATTCGCTGGTATCTTGCTCTACCAATGGGGGCGACAGCGACGGCGCCGGATACAATCCTTGAGTATGATCAGCAGAAGGGGACGTTTTCCGTTTGGGAAGACCTGCAGCCTCTCTTTTTCGCCAGCATGCAGAACACCCTGTACATGGCCGATGCGCAGGGCCGTGTGCTCAAAATGGGCGGAACGACGGATAACGGAACGGCGATCAGCTGGCGGTGGGTGTCTAAGGTGTTCAGTGCGGCTTCGATGGCACAGGTGCTGCGTTGGTTCCGAGCGTGGGTATCAGCGATCGTGCCGGCGGGCAGTACGTGTAATGTCTATATCAGCACGGTGGAGTCCGGCGACACGGATTGGCAGCTCGCCGGCACGGTTCCGACCGGGACGAACCTCCAGAGCACGCCGATTTATCTGGACACGTCGATGACTACAAACTCCCGGTTTATCCGGGTGAAATTTGAGGGCAGCGGTCCGATGGAGCTCTACGAGTTTTCAAGGGATCAAGACTCGCTGCCTATTCGATGAGGGGAGGGATCAGGACATGCCGACTATGGATTTCGGACGAATCGGGCAAGGCGCTTCGATGCCGGATCTGATCGATGCACTTGGACGACTGCAGAAATCGCTTGATTACCTCATGCAAGGCGGACTCGATTCGAAGAACATTCGAGCCAAAAGCGTTCAGGCAGATCGGATGGACGTTGATAAGCTATCTGCAATTTCAGCTGATCTCGGGACCATCACGGCGGGGCTTATCATCGGCGCCATGATCAAGACAGCAAACACAGGAGCTCGCATTGAAATGAACGGAAATTCCCTTCGTACCTACAACGAAGATAATTTTTACAATGGACCAAGCTGGGGGAATTCGGTAGGAACAAACTATGGCGATATGGTATTCAATGACGCTGGATTTGAGACTTTGATGATCAAGAACCTAACCAGTCGAACAGGTTGGCAGATCGGACCAAACAGCGGAGCATCCATGTACTTAGGTGCACTTGGCCTAAATACAGTCGGTGTAGGCAACTGGTTTCTGCCTTTTGGAACCAAAATCAATGGAGTGGATGTTGTAAGTGAGCTTAACGGGAAGGCCAGTACTTTTTCTGGGTTTTCCGGATCTGTGACGGTTGTGACTGACGTGGATTTCGGATCGTCATCTGCGACTACTTCAATTATGAATTTCAGCAATGGTATCTTAACGAGTGTAACGTAACCAAGGGGGAATAACTATGCTGAAGCTTTTTCTCGGTTTCTTGTTCGGTGTCATTATGATGATTCCTGGATTCTCCGCTGCAGATCCGTCGGGTGAAGTTTCATACTCGATCCTGGTAAACGATAACGCAACAGGTGTGAGGTCGCGGATGGTAGATGGTCAGCACTATGTCTCGGTCGAAGACGTGTCACTCCTGTTCGGATTCGATTATTACATCAACGAAAACGACGGTCGGATAAATTTAATTTCAAAGTCAGGTAAACCGGCGGGCAGACCGCAAATCCATACGGAAACGATCACAGTTTCTCCGAGCCCTTGAGGGGCTCTCTTTTTATTTCACGGAAGGGGATGATCCAATGGCACAGCAAATGTACAGCGTCCGAAAGTTTGCCAATGATGCGGGCTACAAGGACAGTGATATTTCCTACGACCCGAACCGGCGCATGGTGCAGTTGAACGGTAAGGACTTTTACGGTGCAGCTCCGGAATCCGATGGAAGTACTTATGGCACATATAACGATTTGTCGACAGCGCTTAATAATTTTCGTAGCAAGGACCGCAACAATCAACTCGATGGTCTCGTGAACACAATGACGCAACGCGCGACAGCAGCGCAGCCGTTCCAGTATCAGGCGCCGAAGGCGTTCGAGTTCAATCCCGCGACGGATCCGCGCTATCAGGCTGCGCAAGCGGAGGCTCAGCGAAACATTCAGACGGCCGAGGGAGACACATCCGCGGCGCTGAACAAGCGAGGAATCATGAACTCGACGATAAACTCGAACCTCGCCAACCAGGCAGCTCAGCGGGAATATGGCCGCATCTCTTACGAGCTTCTCCCGCAGATGTATCAGCAGGCATATAACCAGTGGGCCGACCAGGCGAACCGCGATCTACAGGTACAGAAGGCGAATTATGGTGCGCAGCAGGACCAGTTCCGGAACTTTGGGACGGTGGCAAACTTCCTGCAGGGGCTCGGCCAGCAGGACATCAATAACCAGCGGCAGTCCCGCCTCGATCACATTAACCTAGCAAACGATTTGACGAATATGTACGGCGTTCCGGTATACCCGACGGAGGATGCTGGCTTGTCGTATGCGCAGGTGGAAGGGAAACAGCCGCTTAACGCCGTCACACAAGCATTCCAGCAGCTTCTGGGAATGGCGGGCCTGACTGGTACGCTTCCTGATGGAACGCCGACAATGGCAAAGCAGAACCAAGACTTCAATCAGAAGATGAGCCAAGATGAGCTTGCCCTTTCTCGACAGAATGCGGAGAGCGGCGGCGGGACCTCCGTCACGCAACAGCGGTACGACGATCAAGCAGCCGCACGGAGTTTCGAGGGCACAGTGATGGATGAGCTATCTCAGTTGGACGACACCGACCGCTCCGATTGGCTCGAGACGAACCGTGGTGAGATTACGCGGCAGTTGGGTACTCAGGGATTCGATCGGATCAAGAAATCAATCACTGCGGATGCGCAGGCTGCAGCGAAAACTGATGCAGCATCCGCGAGCAGGGAGTCCGCTCGGCGTAAAGAGGCGATCTCCCTTGCGTCGAAGGACTTCGAATGGAGCGATCCCGCGAAGCGAGAATCGCTAATCCAAGAGTATCTCCAATACGTACAGTAGGAGGTGATTGTATTGCCCCTCATCAGTGCGAAAGATTATTTGAGCACAAAGAACGGCGGCAGCAAACCGGCGAGTGGTGGCGGAAGTGGAGGAGGTGGGCTCGTCTCCGCCAAGGACTATATCGCAAGCAAGAAAAAGCCGATCGACTATGAGGCAATTGGACGGACGGAAGCAGATGAAGCCTTTCAAATGGCTCATCAGTTCGATAATGCTCCTGGTCAGATAATGGAACAGCAGCCCGTCCAGGGATCACCTTCGCTGACCCGGTCCGATGAGCGAACGGACTATCCGGGCGGCTTGTTCAATCCGTTGAATCTGTTAGGTCATCTCGCCAACTCGGCTCCGCTTAGGATGTTCGATTTTGCTGCCGGGAAGGCAATGGGCATTCCGGATGACATGATGAGTAGCCCGAAGTCGACCGGGAACCGGATTGCAGACAAGGCTCTTGAGATTGCTGGCGGCGCGGCCGGGTTCGTCACTAATCCCACGATGCCAGTGGGGAACCTTAGCATCGGAGCCAACTTCTTTGAGCATCCGGCCATTCAGCGAGTAGCCACTGCAGCCGGTAACAAGGCGCAGCAACTCCTTCCGGACGCGGGCCTTACACTTTCAAAGGACGGCACGCAGATCGTCGACTCCATGTTCGGTAAGATGGTGAACAAGGGAGTGGAGAACGCGACACAGGGCGCGCTAGGATCGGCCGCATATTCGCCCTTTCATACGCTGCTCGTTGGGGGTGAGCCGAAGGATTATGCGAAGAATCTCGCTGCAGATACTACTGGCGGAGTGATCCTTGGCGGCGCACTCGGCGCGCTGACTCCGGCAGTCGGACGGGCGGTACGCTCACTGATGAATCGAAGCGGACACTCGATCGAGACAAATCCTGACGTGTTTACGCAGGCGGCGGAGTCCGGGAGAACCGCCCCAGACGTCTCGGGCCGACCGGTTAATATTGGTCAGGACTTAGCCGGCCGTTTCGACTTCATCGATCAGCGCGCTGGAAGGTACAGCGATCAACCACTTGCCCTCCCTCCGTCGCGGGCTGAGGTGCTGAAGCGTAAGACATCCGAACCGCTCCCGTACGGCGCGGAGCCGATCCAGCAGCCAGGCAATGTACAGGTCCTGGGCCTTCCTGAACCGAACGTGGCACCTCCGACAACCGCCCGAAGCGAGCCGAATCCATGGCGGGTGAAGTTCGAGAACCTGATCAATGTCGCTAATCAAATGGACCACCCGCCGGGTCGTGAGCTCGAAAGCCTCGAGAGCCTGTGGTCGCGCATGGCTGGACCGGAAGACCCAGGTCTCGACGAACTGGTCAAACTGGCTTATCCGCCTCCTAAAGTGAGGTCGGACAGTTTAAGCCGGGCAAGGGAGTTGCAGCGGTCGCGGGAGGCAGCTGGAGCACCCGGTCCAGTCAAGTCCATGGCTGATCGATACGACAGCGGAGTAAAGGGTGAGGCAGCTGCTCCGCGGGAAGTCCTATTCAACAATCGGACAGCTCCGGAAGTAGAAATCATTCCGCCGAAAAAGGAATCACCGGTCCCCAATAGAAGTAAAAACAAAAACCGTCAGCAAGCACAGGGGCGACTGGTCACGGCTTCCGAATACAAAAGCGGGAAGAATGCTCCAGCCGAAGTAATTCCTGTCGAGGGCGAGCTCGGTTCAGCTCAAACCTTCAAGCAACGAAAGGCAGCAGGAACGAGTGGTGAGGGCGTTCAGCACATGGATGCCGGTCAGGAATATGCCGGTAATCCGATTCCCTTTCGGCAGGCGCGGACACAGAACGAGAGGACGATCAACCGGAACCGTGTCGTGAAGAACCTGCGTAAAAACCTCAAGGTCGTCATCGATGCCGGCAAGCTTAAGGCCGGACGTGGTGTATTGGGCATTCACAAGGTCCGGTCGGGGGTCGTTCGGACGCGCATGGCCGAAGACCTGCAGGTGATCTCGCATGAGGTCGGACATAACCTCGACAAGCGTTTTAATTTGCAAGATCAGCGATTTCAGAACGAGTACATGGCGCTGATCCACAACAATCCAATCCTGAACGTTGCCGCATACAAGCCCCATGAGTTGCCGGCGGAAGGCGTCGCCGAATACGTCCGTTTGCGTTTGACTGACCCGGACGCGGCCCGACGGATCGCCCCGAATTTCACCAAGTTCTTCGAAAGCAAGCTCGATGAAAAGACACTGCGGGGGCTAGAGGCATCTGCACGGGACATCGACACGTGGATCACCCAGGGTGATTTCAATCAGGCCGTCGGTCTTATAGACTTCGACAGTGGCGGCGACAAGCAGAACTTTAGCTGGAATCGCTTCTATACGCGGATGGTTGACGATCTGAATCCTTTGAAACTCGCGGAGAAGGCACTAAAGGGGAAGCTAGGGGTAGGCGCTGATTCGATCTATAAGATGGCCCGGCTCAGCCGCGGCATCGGCGAGCGGGCTAAGCTAGCGATTACCCGCGGCATCTACGATGACAAGGGGAACAAGTTGAGCGATGGGCTGCGGCAGATTCTGAGCCCACTGAAGGATATGGGGGTAAGCGAGAAACAGTTTGCGACGTACCTCGCTGTTAAGCACGCAGCCGACTTGAAAGCGGCCGGTAAGAAGGTCCCGTTCAGCGATTCGCAGATCAAGGCCGTTCTTGCGCGAATGGATACGCCTGAGCTGCAGGCGATCCAGCAGAAGGTAATCGGGTGGAACGACGCCCTGCTGCAGCTTATGGTTGACGCTCAGCTCAAGTCGGCGAAGCAAGTGCAGGCGATGCGAAAGACGCATCCGAACTACGTACCGTTCATGCGGTACTTCGATGACGACGCGATTGCGGGCTTCAAGAATGGGGGCTATGGGGCGTCCAAGGGATTCGCAAACGTCACGGATCCGGTCAAGCGAATGAGCGACGAGGGCTCGACCAGAACGATCATTAACCCGATCGAGAGCATGGTCAAGAACGCATTTCTCGTTATGAACGCGGCCGCGAAGAACAAGGTGGGCCTGCAGCTCGCCGAGCTTGCGAAGATCAACGACGCCGGCGCATGGGTGGAGCACATTGGGAAGGGCGGAGCAGAGCGAGCTGACCACATCGTATCGGTTTGGATTAACGGCGTTCGGCAGCAGTACAAGGTGCGCGATCCTGAGCTATACAATGCACTTCTCTCGCTCGATAACGAGTCGGCAAATTCAGTTGTTCGCTTCCTTGGCGGGGCGGCTGGTCTGCTGCGCGCCGGAGCTACGCTGTCGCCGGCGTTCTTGCTTCGGAACGCATTCCGTGATGCAGTTGGTGCCATGGTGAACAGCACGAAGTATGGCTTCAACCCGGCAGACTTTTTCTTTGGATTGGCTAACGTGCTGGGCAAAACGGAACTGTTCGATCGGTTCATGTCGAGCGGTGGGGCGATGAGCACGCTGATGTCACTAGACCGAGAGGCGAACCGAGAAGCGCTCCAGCAGGTGTTTCAGAAGAGCTTCAAGGATAAGACACTGAACGTTATCAAGAGCCCGAAGGAGTTGGGAAAGCTGCTGAGCGGATACACGCTGATCAAGGGGACGGTCGGCGCGCTCAGGAAGGCAGCGGAGGTATCGGAGCTTTCCACGAAAGTCGGAACGTACCGGAAAGTGCTTAAGAAGACAGGGAGCTCCGAGGAGGCTGCGTTCGCCGCCCGGGATTTGATGGACTTCAACCGCGCCGGCGCCGGGATCCGCCCGGCCAACCGAATGATCGCGTTCCTCAATGCCGGCATTCAAGGCATTGATCGGACGGCTCGATCGTTTTGGGGAGAAGGTCCGAAGGATTACAAAACCAAAGCGTCCTTCCTTACGCGCGCAGTGACAACGCTGGTACTTCCGTCGATTGGTCTCTACATCTGGTCTCGAAACCTCGGACCCGAGCAGAAGAAGGTATACGACAACATACCGCAGTGGCAGAAGGACACCTTCTTCATTGTCCCGGTGGCCGGAACGAACCAATTCGCCCGAATTCCGAAGCCATTTGAGGCCGGTATGATGTTTGCTACGGGCACCGAGCGAATGCTACGATGGATGGAGGACAATGACCCGGATGCATTTGACGGTTACGCGCGCGCCCTCGGTGAAGCTTATACGCCGCCGACGCTCATAACGGCATTCACACCGATCATCGAAGGGATGACGAATCACTCGTTTTTCCGGGATGCACCGATCATTCCCCGCGGCGAGCAGGATCTTGAGAAGAAGGACCAGTACGGCATTAACACCAGCGAAACCGCAAAATTGGCCGGCCATGCGCTTTCACACGTTCCGGGCGTTTCGGACACGAACTTCGCGAGCCCGCGTATCATCGACAATACGATCAAAGGATTCACGGCTACGCTCGGCCAGTACGGCGTTGAGGGACTGGATACGCTGCTTCAGGCGATGCTTGGAAACAGCGAGGCGCCGCAGCCTTCACGCGCTTTCTACGAGCATCCACCAGTGTCCGGGTTCCTCGCGACGACGAACGGAGGAGGGCAGATTCGCCAAGATTTCTACGATAAGTGGGATAAGCTCACGAAGGCGAAAAACTCGGCGGAGAAGAACCAGCAGCCGTTCAAGGATCCGGATTACGGCCGAATGAAGGCGGCATACAACATCATCACGGACCTCAACAAGCAGTATAAAGCCGTCCAGAAGGATAAGAACCTGCAGTCGGGCGACAAGCGCAAGAAGCTCGACGAGCTTGACGATCGAATGAACGAGATCGCCCGCAAAGGGCTGGGGAAGGAGTGAATATCCATTGAGCCAGCGAACCGGGACAGTCATCATCGTGATCATCTTCATTATCCTGAATATTATCCTGATGAGCGGCGGGCACGGTGGCCGCGGCCAGGACTACTATGATTCGCAAGACATACGAGACGAGGCTCCGTAAAGGGTGCCTCGTTTTTATTTCAGGGGAGGTGTTGCCCTTGCTTGAGGTGATCCCGCTCGAGAAGGCGGTCGACGATCAAACATATATGATGGTGAAGGGGCTGCTCGGCGAAGAGACAGCCTTTTTGCTTTGCTATGAGCCGCCGGATCCGGAGGAGCGATATGCTCGACTGGATCCTTGATACGATCAGCCATTTCATCAAGAACGGCTTATCATGGGGCTCCCTCGCGGGGGCTCTTATTTTGTTCCTAAAGAACCGTCGGCTTAAGCAGTACATCAACCGCCGGCTGCCGCGGCCGCTTCGGGACCACGAGCAAGACAAGCTTGACTATATCATCTATCTGCTGGAAGGAGGGAAGCCATGCGATGCGCCTATGTCGAAGCCCTTAAGCGGAAGTATCCGCCCGGCATCATCCTGGCCTTCCACGTTGTCACGGCCGGCACGATCTATTGCCCGATCCATCGGACGGAGCATCATTTTGAAGGGATTGAAGAGAATGCGAGAGTATCTGAAAAAGCTGACCAAAACGAAGTTTCAGGCTTTCCTAATCGTCACGATCACGAACATCATCATCTTGGCCGGGTATCTGACGGGGAACATTAACCTCGGCGACAAGGTGAATGATTGGATGCCGGCGATCAACCTGGTCGTGCAACTCGCTGCGACGGCAGTTTACCAGTGGGTGGAGGGCGGCATCGACAAGGCAGCGCAGCAGCAACAGGTGTACGTTGTCCCGGGCAGCACGCAGCCGGCGGAAGGAGGGAGCGCCGATGCGGAATCTGCAATTCCCGACCAACCTCGTAAATAAGCTCGGTGTCAACCAACTACAGGACATCACAGACCAGCTCCCGAAGAATCCAGCCTATTCGTGGGCGGAGCTCGCTGTCATCAATGGATATCCAGCGAAACGCGACATCAATGATCTGACCACGATCGTGCTCCATCATACCGCCGTGCCAAAATCATCGGGTGCCACGGCTGCTCGGCATGCGACGAATCATATCAACGGGCGCGCATATGAGAAGAAAGGGGAACCCGGTATCCCGTATCATTTCTATATCCGCGCCGGACAAGCGTACCAGGTCAACGACGTCCTTGATCGCGTCTACGGCGTCGGCTCGAACAATGCGTACACGGTCCACATCTGCGTCGAGGGTGAATACGCCCACACGGACGCTCTGACGGACGCCGATCGAGCCGCGCTCTATGCGACGATCATTACCGTGAAGACGGCACTGCCGAACTTCCAAGCAATCAAGGCACACGGCGAGCTGAATGAGACGGAATGCCCAGGCTACGACTACAACAGGGTGCGCCGCGACGTCGCCGATCTTGAACAGCACTTAAAGTATGCTGAATCCAGTGCCCAGAGGGATGAACTTGCTTTTAGGATCGCCAACGTTATCCTTTGGACGTACAACACTGCGAAAGGGCTTGATCAATTCGGCAAGCCGACGGTGAGCGAAGGGGAACAAGAATGGGCGAAGCAACGTTTGCTTTTGCTGGAACCAGCAATGCGTGAGAATTATTTTTTATAGAACGAAGCCCCGCGGCTGTTGCTTGCGGGGCTTTTTTGTATATTCTTGTAAATATATATTTATTTTTATAAATAAATAGTTTAAGATATTTTGTAATTGGAAAAATAATACTAGGTGGCGATTTCGTTGCTTGATTTTCTGACAAAATGGAGACCTATATTAGAATCCCTTTATTTTGTTACTAGTATTGGTCTGTTTGCCACTGTAATAATAGGATTATATCAATTGAAATTGCTTAAAATGGACATTAGGCAGAAAAATCAAAGGGCTGCCATGGAAAAGAGCTTAGAATATTTAGATTGGTTTGCATCTGACTTTTTCCCAGCGATGAATACTTACAGTCAACGAGTTAGTGAACTTAGGAAGACACTTATGGAAAGAGCTACTGAAGAGGCAGAACGCAAGGCAATTAGGAATACATTCATTAAGGCAAGCAAAATTGAAATTGACTTGGCAGGTACATTTAGTAAGAACGAGAGGGAATTGTCTGAATACACTATTGTCGTGAGTTCCATGGGTGCAGCCGGAGCCAGTAATGTTTTAAATCAATTAGAATATTTCGCTGCAGCAATGACATGTGGTCTTGCAGATGAAAACTTGGCATTTAATCCGTTATCGGACGCATATTGTGAATTAGTTGAGTCATTGTACCTTCCGCTTTGCAGATATAGGGGGGACAATGATAAACTTTATTCTAACTTGATTAAGTTGTACAGAATTTGGAAATCGAGGATCAATAAAGAGGTATTAGAGGGGAAAAGAAAAGAGCTGTCCGATAAGATATCCCAAATTAAAGATACAAATATAACCCCCTTTGGCTTATAAATTAATGCATCATAAGGAGGAAGTACAATGGTTAATTGTGATTCCAAGAACGATGCTTTATTCAGAAGCGTGGAAGACCTTGGTATTAAAATTACGAAAGAAGAAATTGAGTCGATCATTCTTGAGGCGTCTGAAAAATATGGTGATCATGCTGATGTAAAAATGCATCCATTAACAAGAGCATTTAAAAATTTGGAGATAAACAGGGAACGATTCGAATTTATAGCTGCTCAAAATTAAGATCATCTCAATCGCCACGGATACATATCCGTGGTTTTTTATTGTACGTTCGTATTTTGTTCGCATATAATAATCCTGAGGTGATTATATGCTGACCGACCACGAACGCAAGCTGCTGCGGATCCTATATAACCTTACCTTTATGCACCGATCCAAGCCTACCATGGCGATCCTTGAGACCAAGACCGGCTATCGTCGCTACGCCATCACCAAGGCGCTCGAAGGGCTCGAGCGCGAGCGGTACATAGAGTGGCCACTGAAGCAAGTCGAGGAGATCAAGGTACTCGAAGGATGGGAGCGCGGATCAGGTCCGGTGACGCGGCCGGAGGAGAAATCAACCTATGACTATCGTGCATGGTTCAATTGATCACGTTGGTGATCACAAAACATTCTGAACCATGTTTCATCATTCGCAGGAAGACCGAGGAAAGTTCCCACTTATAGAACTAGTTTTACCTATGTTTGAAGGATTCTTTAGCTCAGTTGGTTAGAGCGGTCGGCTCATAACCGATTGGTCACAGGTTCGAGTCCTGTAGGGCCCATTACCTTACAAACCCTTGATATTACTGCACTTATAAGAAATCATAAGCCCGCTGAATCACCTCCCAAAGAGGTCGAGACAGCGGGCTTTTTCGTTCATGATCACACGCGTGATCACGAAAGCTATTTATCCACAGTTTTTTGAAGTGAAGCGAGTCGCTCTTCGATCAGATTGACGGCTTCTTTTTGCATTGTGGGGAGCAGGTGAGAATAGCGGCTGTTGAACATCTGGACACTCATTCCCATTCGTTCGGCAGCTACCTTTGGGTTGATGTTGAGATAGAGGAGGAAGGAGGCGTGAGTATGGCGCAGATCGTGAACACGGATCTTCTTGATACCGGCTTTGCGAGTCAGCACCTCCATACCTTCGGTTATTCTCTTTGGCTTAACTGGTTCGCCGTTCTCGTAGCAACAAACCAAATCGTGATCCATGAAATCCTTCCCGAGTCGCAGCTTATTTTCAAGCACCTGTTTTCGCCGTTCCTTCAGTTCGTTCAAGAGAAGGCTGTCCAGCTCCACCTTTCGGTTCGATCCCTCCGTCTTCGGTACCGGCTGAAAGATCAAGCCATTCCGAGTCCAGTTCACAGTCTGCTGAACCGTCAGCACCTTCTTATTGAAGTCGATATCCTTCCAACGAAGCCCGAGCACTTCGCCGCGGCGCATGCCGGCGCGTATTGCCAGCGCGAAGAAAATGTAGTGGACGTGGTCAAATGAAACCTGTAAAAATTTCGTCCATTCGGACTCATCCCAAAACTGCATTTCCTTCTTCTGAATCTTAGGTGTCTTCACTTTTTCCATGATGTTCGCCGGAATCAGCTCGAGTTCAGCGTAAGCAACACGGAATGCCCGCCGCATAACCCCATGAATATTCCTGACGTAATCCGAAGAGTAGGTTTTGCTCAGCTTGGCATAATATTGCTTGATGATGAGCGGTGTGATTTTTTGAAACACATGGTGGCCGATATCAGGATTGATTCTTCCCTCGATTATGGTTTTCTCGGTGTCATATGAAGTCGGCTTAAAGTTCGGTTCCGCGTGCACCTCTAGATAAAGCTTAAAGTAATCCGCAAGGGTCATCTTTGTTTCTTCTACAAAGAGGCCCTTGTTGATCCTTGTGATCTCTTCCGCACATGCGGCTTCCGCCTCTCCTTCGGTACGGAACCCACGTTTTAGCCTCTGCCTGCGTTTTCCCGTAACGGGATCCTTAGGTAGATCGATTACATAATACCAAGATTTTTCCCCTTGCTTGACTGACCCTTTCATCGATAGGTCCCCCATTCGTAAATTCTGCTTATATCCATCTGCAAGAGCATCTCAATATCGCCCATCCAGATTTGAAAATGCAAAATATCTTCGTACTGCAATCGGTTCCCATCGTCAAAGTAGGGAACTGGTTCCTTGGCTTTCAGATTCTCAATGTAAGCGATAAGGGCAGGAATGGACAGGTAGAAGCGCTCGGGGTAGTCGAAGTCGCGGGTGAGCTCTGCGATCGTCACACCGACCGTGGCAGTGTCGGCGTCGAGCTCGTCCAGCGTGATGCGCTCAAAAGGCGCATTGAAGGGGATAGGGAAGCGTTCGGCCGTCCAGTCGAAACGTCCTGGGGAGAACGATATGATCATTCGAGTCGGTATAAGACTACCAAAAATGTCGTCTTCATAACAAACTCTAATCTTTGCCATATCCACTATGCACCTCTCTCCGCACGCATCCGCTCCTGCAGCTTTCGGGCATCATCCAGAGTAAACCGCGCACTGTTGGTTTCCTTCTGGCGACGGATCTGATCAAGCCGCAGTTCCTCATCGAGTATTCTGCTTCTGATTTGTTCAATCCGGCGTTTTACCAGCTGCTCTGACACTCCGAATTCTTCGGTAAGGACCTTGAGATAGACGCTCGGCCGTACCCACTTGAACTCCTCTAGCATATATACGGGCATCGCCGAGAACATAAGAAACTGATTAGCCTCTCTCTCGAAGAGATCGCTTAGCAATTTTGGAAGCCTCCGTTGGTCGCCGGAGTGTTGTATCAAATGGCCTAATTCGTGGAAGAAATCTTCGCGGCGCTTCTGAGGACCCCCGTATGCACTGATGGCGATAATCGGATAAAAGTCATCAGGGTAGTCAATGAACGATTTAGGATGCGCGACATAATGAACCTCTGTATAAAAATGCTCGGCAATCCTGTCCACTTCTAAATCTGAGGCGTAGAAGATGCCGGCATCTCGGTATTGCTTTTCGATCCATTGCTCGATTTCACTGGGCTTGTACAATTCAAGATTCATGTTGTTCCCCCTGTGGATAGTGTTGGTAAACTTGTGGATAGAATAAGAATATATGTTCGGTTTTTAATTGAAAATAAACGCCCTTAGGATCGGGCGGGGAATTGATAAATTTTAGCGGTCGGTTTTTCGGTACTGGGAACCTCGCGGACCTTGAACACGCACTGGGATTTCAGGTAATACCGATTGCCCAGGTACACGGCGCCTTCGGTGTGCTTGATAATCGGGCCGCCGTAGTCAAGGATCTGGCCGTGCTGCCAAACAATGATCGGGAGCTGAAGCTCTGTGACGAGGTCGAATTCGGCTTGAGAAGAAAGAATGTCATCTTTTTTAAACATTGAACGCGTCCTCAGACTTTCCTCATCGGCTGAGGGAGTTGCTATTCCTTCGGCTTGTTAAGTTTTGAACCCCTTGCACGGATCGCCTTAATGATCTCATCGGCCATTGCGATTTCTTCCTCAGTCCAATCGAGACCACCACCAGAGTAGGATCTGTTGGTCGTGTAGTTAGTCGCCGTCTGCTCTTTGATTCCATCGGTTTCTTTCATTTTGTTGGCAACATCGATATAGTCGCTAGCACGAAGACGAGGTCCAACTCCCTTTAATAGCCACTCTACGTTTACCTGATAAAGTTCAGCAAGCTTGATCAGAGTCTCGTTATCAGCCTCACGTGTGCCAGACTCATATTTAGCCAGAGTGCTGTTGTGAATGCCAAGATGCTTAGCGACCATATTCTGTTTTAGTCCGCTTTTTTCGCGGGCTTCACGCAGCCTTTCACCAATCGCTATGCGAACATCTTCCATCATCAACACCTCAAAGACAGTATACCTAATATTGACGAAGTGGAAATAAAAGTTGACAATTAGCCAACAAAACTATTGACGTTGGCAATACGCCAATATATAATCAAATCATAAGTTGGCGAAACGGAAACATGGGAGGTGGAGAAGATGGCGCACAATTTAGGGACTGTAATAAGAGACATCAGAAGAGCTAAGGGACTCACTGCAAAGTTTGTTTCTGAGAAGGTCGGAATAGACCCTTCCACTCTTTCAAAGTATGAAAGCAACGACCGGAAAATCAAAGCAGAACTGCTTCCGAACTTTGCAGATGCCCTAGGCGTCAAGGTAGAGGATTTCTTTACCCAAAAAGTTGACGTTACGCCAACTAGTTCGATCACGGCGTAAGGGGTTGATGAAATTGCGGGAGGCCATGGTGCTCCATCGTCGAGCTATCCAAGACATAGAGCAGTCAACTGGTATCGACCAAAAAATCATGCGAATGGTTCAGTACTTCACGGAAGAAGCGCACTTAGTAGAAGAACAGTTGGCCGCCGGCATTGCCGCGCTGGAGAAGATCGAGCAGGCAGCTGGACAAGCCCTCGAGGGGAGGTGAACAGCGTGAAAGAACAGCGTATTCCTCGAACATATGCCGAATCGCTTCGACTGGCGGCTGAATTGGCCGAGCGGAATGAAGTGCTTGAAAGGCAGCTCGCAGAGCTCCGACTGAGCGGCGATTATCCAGAAGTGCTCCGGCCGGCTCATATCGAAAAGCTGCTTGGGGTCAGCAAGCCGATCGTCTCGGAATGGACCCGCGATCCATCCTTCCCGATTTTGAATAAGGGTCGGAAGAAGGGCGAAGTGGTGATGGTCCTTAAAGCGGAGCTATACGAATGGCTTAAGTCAAGGCGTCCGAATGAAGTGGCTACGCAGCTTGAACCGAAGGACCTGCGGCGCAGGAGCAGTTAACGAGAGAGGAGGTGGAGATTTTGGCAAAGGAGCAAAGCTATCTGAGCCCTGAAGAATCGGAGCGGATCGTGCGCGAGCAACTGCAGCGTGATGGATTCATCCACTATGACGGTTACGAATGGAATTTGACGGAGAAAGGAAAGGCCGCAGTCAACAAGGAGCTTGATCGATACGCTTTTAAACCGGGGCTGCAGATGATGCTGGGGATGCACTACGCTGAGTTGCTCGGGGTGAGCCTATTTTGAAATTCCGGTGGACGTCGTCTCGCGCAGCATGCGTGTGTATGATCGTCGCCCGGGTAAGATGCAAGAACATCACGATTGAAGCGGCGATTAAGGAGACGCTCCCGCATCACTGCAAGCAGCCGGAACTGATCGGGCAGGATCAGCTCAGCAAGGTTCGAGCAGAGGCGGAAGCGATATTGTCGGGGAAGGCCCGCCGAAGGGGAATGAAGCCGGCGGGGTAAGGGGAAGGAATTTCGGGGATGTGGATCACCACGGTGCTTCAAGCATAACGCAGCCGGATTTCATAAAGCATCAGGTTTATTATGAAACCTGCGCCGCGCCTTGAAAGGTGGTGATGAACAAGGTGAGGGATGCGGAAATTGCGGAATTGCTCCGAACGTGCCGTGAACGAGCAAAGCTTTCGCAGCAAGATTTGGCTGTCAGGCTCTACATAGACCAGGCGATCGTGTCGAAGGTCGAGAACGGCAAGCTGACGCCGAGCTACACGCTGGTAAGACAGTGGGCGAGGGCGACAAAGTCGGAAGATCTGATTGCAATGCACATGGCGGGCCACGCGGATGTAACGAAGAAGTACCAGCAGCTGGAGACAGCATGGAAGCAAGCAAAATCGATCTTCGAGGCGGTCAGCCTGATGAAGATCAAGCCGGGAAGGAGCAAAAAGAATGCAACCAGCACTTGACCGATTTTCCCGGCCAATGCCGTGGGAGAGAAGCTACGTTCCGATGGGGGACGATGCGACAGAGACCTGTGACGTTTGCAGTGATCCGGCGCACTACCGACTCCGCGGTTTGAAAGGAGTCTACTGCCGGCCTTGCGCGCGGGACATGGCGAAGGATATGAACATGGATCCGAATGAGGAGGTCGAGCTGATTCCATGACGGACAAGCAGGTACGGGAAGCGCGGGTACACCGCGAACGGCTGCAGGTCATTCTGGACAGTGGGCTTGTAGCGGATACGTCGCAGCGCGCGGCGCTCCGGATGGAGGTTAACCGGCTGACGCGGGAGTTGCCAGCAGAAAAGGAAAATGGCCGCCGGGCAGGGCGACCATCGTTGTTGAGGAACCGACTAAAGAACCTCGTTGCGCTTATTTTATCACAGATGGGCGTGGCGAGGAAGGAGGCATAGATGTTAACTGATTCGGATGGACTTCGGAGTGTACTAGCATCACTAGTATCGCAGATTCCACTTTCAGACGTGGTGTTCGTCTGCATCGGAACGGACCGATCAACCGGAGATTCGTTGGGGCCCTTGGTTGGCACTTACCTTCAAAAACTTGGGTATACGAACGTTATCGGAACCTTGGATGAACCAGTTAATGCTGTGAACTTGACCGAAAGGCTAAAAGTGATTGACGGGACAAAGAAGGTTATTGCGATTGACGCTTGTCTTGGTCAACAAACTTCGGTTGGGCGTTTTCAAGTGGCAGCTGGTCCACTTAAACCCGGGGCTGGGGTGAACAAAGAACTGCCGGCGGTCGGTGATTATCACATTAAGGGGATCGTCAATGTTGGCGGATTTATGGAGTACTTCGTACTTCAGAATACAAGATTATTTCTCGTAATCAAGATGGCAAGGGCCATCACTGACTCGATAGTAAGTACTTTTTCGATTCCACTGCTAGAGGTGGCAGCGGCAAATGAGGGGGAATATCAATCATGGCAATGACAGTAGAAGCAGTAACGAAAGGTTTAACACGCGAGCAATGGTTGAAGCTCCGCAATAAAGGGATCGGGGGCTCGGATGCCGCAGCAGTGGCTGGCCTCAACCCTTGGAAGTCAAAGGTGGCCGTGTTCCTCGAGAAGACAGGCCAGATCGAGCAGGATGAAGCCGGCGAGGCAGCCTATTGGGGCAACCAGCTCGAGGATCTCGTCGCCCGTGAGTTCGCAAGTCGGACAAGCCTCAAGGTCCAGCGAAGTAACAAGCTTTACCGGCACCCGGATCACCCGTTCATGCTTGGTAACGTCGACCGCCTGATCACGGACGAGAACAAGCGGAAGGGAATCCTCGAGGTCAAGACTGCGAACGCATTCGCCAAAGAAGACTGGGAGGGCGAGCGCATCCCCGACCACTACGCGATTCAGCTGCAGCACTATCTGTCGGTGCTAGGCCTTGATTACGGATTCTTCGCCGTCCTGATCGGCGGTAACACCTTCAAGTACAGGTACGTCGAGCGTGACGAGACGGTCATTAAACACCTGATTGATATCGAGCGGAACTTCTGGACGGAGCATGTCATGAAAGGCATCGCCCCAATGGTCGACGGTAGCGCGGCGTCGACGGACCTGCTGAACCACCTTTATCCGACTTCGAAGCCGGAGAGCAGCATTCTGATTCCTGACGATATGGAGACGGTCATCAACGACCTGTACGAGGCGCAGGAAGAGGTCAAGGCTGCTGAGGGACGCCTGGATGCTTGCAAGAACCTGATCAAGTCCCTAATGGGCGAGAACGAGATCGCCTACTTCCGCGGAGAGAAGGCATTCACGTGGAAGTCGAGTGACACGACGTCGCTGGAAACAAAGAAGCTCAAGGCCGAAATGCCGGATGTGTATGAGCGGTTCGCTGTTACGAAGTCGGTTCGACGGTTCTTGGTGAAATAGGAGGAGAAGACGAGATGACAAACCAAAAGAGCAGTGGAAACAGCGCTCTCGCTGAAAAACTTCAAGGAGCATCCGGTGCACAAGCGCCGGCTGTGTCCCCGGCAAACACGATTGCCGCATACCTCAAGAAAATGGAGGGCGAGATCTCCCGCGCGCTGCCGAAGCACATGACGGCCGAGCGGATGACGCGGATCGCACTCACCACCATCCGTACCAATCCAACGCTGCTGCAATGTTCGGTTCCGTCGCTTATGGCGGCCGTCATGCAGTCAGCGCAGCTCGGCCTCGAGCCCGGCTTGATTGGTCACTGCTACTTCCTTCCGTTCAAAAACAACAAGACGAACACTTACGAGGTCCAGTTCATCATCGGCTATAAGGGCATGATCGACCTCGCACGACGCTCCGGGAACATTCAATCGATCGCTGCCCATGAAGTTTATGAGAACGACTTTACTGAGCTCGTATATGGCCTCGAAGAGAATTTGAAGCACGTGCCGTGGTTTCTCCGCAAAGATCAGAAATTCGATAAATCCGGTCCGATCGTTGGGGCATACATGGTCGCAAAATTCAAGGACGGCGGCCACTTCATCCACTACATGCCGGTGCAAGAGATCGAGGAGCACCGCAAGCGCTCGAGAGCTTCCAACAATGGTCCGTGGGTGACGGATTACACCGAAATGTGCAAGAAGACAGTCGTGCGATCCGGTTGGAAGTGGCTGCCGATCAGCATTGAGCAGGCGGCAGCTGTCACGCAGGACGAGGTCGTTCGGAAGGACGTTACCGAAGTCACCGACGAGCCGATCATCGACATCACCGGTTCCTCTCAGGAGGAGCCGGCGGCACAAGAAGAGACGCGCATAGAGGAGCAGGAAGAGCTCGAGTTTGAGAAATGATCGACCCGAATGAGGTTCCGTGGAAGGTACTCCTTTCCGAAAAGCTATGGGCGCTCCGGGGCGACGCCGCGATCTTCCAGGCAGAGGTCAGGAAGATACTTGAGCGGTGTCACCCGGGGTTCATTCCCCAGAAGGCGAAATACCCGTACGTGCTCTGCCTGGTGGATCGAGAATTGAGGCGGCGGCGGCTTGCCGAAGAGGCAGTCAAGTGGGAGAAGAAGTAGCTTTCTCCTACCGTAGAGTTCAGGAAACAGGAACACCCCCTCCCGTAGCTCGAGAGGTGAATTCCTGAACTCCACGGTGCGAGAAATCGTGCTAGATCTTGAGAAAGGAGGGTTAGCATGGAACATACACCGGGTCCATGGAACGTTGAAGGGAAGGAAATTTGGAGACGTGGTACAGGGTACGGAGCTGCTGAGTTTGCTCACGTATGGGTTGCTGACGTTCCAAACCCCAACAATCGTTCGCTTATAGCGGCAGCTCCAGAACTGTTGGAAGCTTGTGAGAAGGCAGAACGTTTCATCTCGAACGTCATGTCATTCTGTGGCGAAGGGCTTGAAGTAGTGAACTGGCATCAGAACGGTGACACTGAGCCGTTGGACAACATCTTCGAAGCGAACATGGACGGCGACGAACTTGAGTCGCTGAGAAAAGTGATCGCAAAAGCGAAGGAACAAAAATAACCCGCCTGCCAGCGGGTCATCCGGAATCATCTTGCCGCCATTCTATCATGGCGGTTTCATCCTGACAAGGAGTGTGGCCTCATGTTATTCGATTATACCGTCTTCGACTTTGAAACAACCGGCCTGAGCGCCGAGCGCGACCGGGTCATTGAAATGGCTGCGATCCGCGTCCGAAACGGTCACGTGGTAGGCGAATTCAGCACCATCGTGAACCATCCAGACATCACGGAGCTGCCTGCAAAGATCACCGAAATAACCGGCATCACGACCGAAATGATGCGCGCCGGCATGGACGAGCAGATCTCCTTCGCAATCTTGAATCGAATGATGAACGGGAACATCATCGTAGCGCATAACGCCGCTTTTGATCTCGGCTTTCTGCATCACGGTTTCTCCCGATTCGGGCGAACGTTCACAAATCCATTCATCGATACTCTGACGATCAGCCGGGACCGCCATTACTACCCGCACAAGCTCGAGAACATGTGCGACCGCTACGGCATTAATCTCGACGGAGCACATCGGGCGCTGAACGATGTGACGGCCACAAGGGAGCTGTTGGAGGCCTTCCACCGTGAGGAGCCGATCGACGCTTACGTGAATCGTCTCGGGTACCTCCGGAAGTATGACCCGCCGAAGTGGGCTCCAGAGTACGCGGTGCTGGTGCCGACTGAGAACCGATACGAGCCTCGTACAGCGGGCTAAGGGAGGGACGGCGGATGGCAAACCCACAAACAGAAAATGGCTACATACGCATCGCGAATGAGATCTGGGACGAAGTCATCCGCCGGGACTTCTCCAAGCGACAGAAGGACATTCTCTTCTTCATTTGGCGGCTCTCATACGGCTGCCGAAAACGGGCAGCATTCATACCGAAACTTGTGTACTTCGAGCTCTGCGGAATAGGGAAGAACCACATCAAAGAGGAGCTGATCTTCCTCCAGCAAAGCAAGGTTCTGATCTGGGATCAAGAGGCCAAAATGTTCGAAGTCAATAAGGATTATGAGCAGTGGCAAGTGTCCCCAGTGAAGGGGTGGAAGGAGTATCGATTCGACGAAATTCTTGCCCTCAACCTTGAAGAAAGTTCCCAAAACGGGAACAAAAAAGTTCCTGAAACAGGAACAAAAAAGTTCCCGAAACAGGAACTTTTTGAGCAAGAGGAGAGCGAAGAGTTCCCAAAACAGGAACTTTCGAGTTCCCAAAACGGGAACTATTTTTCCGAAAAAGTTCCCAAAACGGGAACTGCGACAGCCTCTGATCCTTACTCCCACGCGGCTTCCGAGGCTCCTAAAGACATTATTAAAGACATTATTAAAAACAGTAGTAGTAGTAATAAGGTCATTCCGTTAAGACCAGAACCAGGCAGCGGCAGCAGCCCGGATTTTTCATTCTCACGAATCTATCAGATCTACGAAAGGCACTTTACGAGAGACGGTAGAGTCACAGAGTTTGAGGTCGAGGAGCTCGGCGTCCTTTTCGACGATTTTGGTGGCGAGTGGATGTACAAGGCCATGAGGGAGGCATCCCTTCACAAGATCCTGACGCTCGCTTACGTCAAGGGCATCCTGGACGGGTTCAAGAAGCGAGGCGGGCCGAACAAGGACAGTCCGCCGCCAGCCGCTGGAACGAGTAGCCTGAAGGAATATCAGGTAGATGATGACGATCCGATCACCCAGCGAATGCGAAAGGAGAGTGCGCGTCAGCTTGAACAGTGCACAAACGTTTGAATCCCGCAGGTACATCGAGCAACAGGTTCTCGGCTCCGTCTTTCTGGACGAAACGCTTGCGCCGCAGATCATCGGGGTTATCAAGCCGGAGATGCTCTCTCTCCCGCAGCACCGAAACCTGCTCAAGATGGTCGACCGGCTGCTGCAGGCCAAGGAGCTGATTTCACCGGAGTCCATTGTCTCGAAGTTCGGGGCGCACTTGGACAGCATCGGCGGGGTCAGCTACCTGATGGAGCTTGTGACATGCGTCGTCTCGGTTTCGAATCTCGACTATAACCTGAAACAGATCATCGAGTACCACGCTCGGCAAAAGCTGGTTCAGCTGCTCGAGGAGACGAAGCAGACGATATCCGATCCTTCCGCTGGGGCCTTCGAGGAGATCCTTGACAGCTTTGAGCAAAAAGCCCTCGAGATCCGGCCGAAGACAAACCGGGAGAACCGTAACGTCGACAACTTGACGTCATGGTTTGAGGACATCGTTCTCCGCGTGCAGGATCCTTCCCGGGCTTTCGGAATCTTGACAGGTTGGGACCAGCTCGATCGAATGACGCTCGGCTTCCAACGCTCGAACCTGATCGTTGTCGGTGCGCGGACGAGCATGGGCAAATCCGCCTTCGCCAACGAGATTAAGATGCGGGCAGCCGGCCGCGGACACAAGGTCGCAGATTTCAGCCTCGAGATGTCAACGGCGCAGATCTATTCACGGATGGCGGCGAACCTGAGCAAGATTCCCCTCCAGTCTCTGCGGACCGGGCAACTCAACGAGGGGCAGGTGGCCGCGATCGCCCGAAGCATGGATGATCTCCGGAAGATCCACATCGACGACTCCCGCGGTGTAACGGCCGAATACATAACCTCGGAGATGCGCCGGCTGAAACGCCAGCAGGGGCTGGACCTCGTGATCATCGACTACCTTCAGGAGATCGTCGAGCCGAACGAACAGAACGACAACGGCGGATCCGCGATGCATCGGGTTTGCCAAAAGCTCCGAAAGGCCGCTCAAGAATGCGACTGCGCGGTGATCGGGCTCTCCCAGGTGAAGCAAGATGTCGATTCCCGGGCCAACAAGCGGCCATTCGTTTCGGACTTGTACGGCGGGGCTGCTATTTCGGCGGTCGCCGACGATATCATCCTCCTGTACCGGGACGACTACTACAACCCGGACAGCGACGATCGCGGGAAGCTTGAAGTGAATCTTGCCAAGCAGAGGAACGGCCCGACGGGCGTGGTGAAGTTGCTGTACGACAAGGATTATCAGCGGATTACGAGCCTAACGGGAAGGCCGGTGGCGGTATGAATAAATGGCACGTGTATGAGTACATGAAGCAGGTTTACATGCGGACGGGGATTGTTCCAACGTGGCAGGAGTTGCGGGTCGAGTTCTCCGGCTTGCGATTCACAGAAATCCAAGAGGGCATGTCCGAGTTTCAGCTTACTGTTGGCAGGTTCGAGAAAGGAGCATGAGCATGTACCAGTTAACAATCAACGGCACTCCGGTCGGTAAGAAATACCGGCGCAAGAGCACCGTCATGGAGAAGCTTGTAAGACTTTGGCCTACGATGCATGGGCTTTGGTGGACACGGACATGAGATACGTCGGAATCGACCCGTCCACGAAGACGGGCCTTGTCATTATCGATGAGGACGGCGAGGTGTGGGAAGCGACGGAGATCACCCACGAAGGCAAGGATCCGGAGCGGATGATCCACCTGATCGGAAAGACCATGAAGCACATCGGCCCCGACGACATCATTGCGATCGAGGGCTTCGCCTTTGGGGCCAAGGGAGCTGCCGTCGGCACGATGTATGGCATCGGATGGGGAATGAGGATGGATTTCTTCCGCTGCCGGGTCAATTACACGGAAGTGTCGCCGTCGGCCGTAAAGAAGTTCGCCAGCGGCAAGGGCAACACCAAGAAGGACGAGCTCGGCGTCGAGATCTACAAGCGCTGGGGCTTCGAGCATAAGAGCGATAACGTCCGCGACGCCTACGTTCTCGCTCAGATCGCCCGGGCCATGCACGAGCAGCTCAAGCTCACCGCATTCCAGCAGGACGTAATCACGGGGCTGTTGGTCCCGAAGGAAAAGAAATCCCGGCGCAATGCCGGCTAACCAAAATTCGAGAGGAAGATGACCTATGTCACTCGCAAAATTTAAGGCTGATCTCGGCAACGTAACCGTCGGCGCCAATGGCGTCAAAATCGTTCTCACCATGAGCCGCAAGGATTTCTTCAAGAACGCAGAGTTCTTTCAGAGTGATCCGGAAGAAATCGAGGTATCCCTCGGCGATCCGCAGATGACGCTCGAGGAGTACGCCCAGCAGCAGGGGCTTAAGCCGATGACCGGCACGACCTATACTGTCGGCTCCGCCGGTACCGTCGAAACCAAGAAGGAGGATGGTCAAACGGACCTCTTCGATCGGCAAGACGATGGCGCGCCGTTCGAAGTGGATGGTGACGTACCTGCGGACGATGCCGAGGAAGGTGATTTGACCGAAGAAGAATCCGATGATGGGCTCGAATTTGATCAGCCAAGCGAGGAAGAGCACGGGTATACGGAAGTCGGCGGGGAAACCGACGAAGTAACCGCGGCCGCGATCGACAAAGAGGATCTCGAGCAGTACATCCTCACTGAGCGTCCGATCTTCGACGATATCCCTTACGACTTCCCGGCACTGGTGGAGCGTAAACGTGCCGGCGAGAGATGGATGGACATCGCGGTATCGCTCGGAAAAACGTCGGGGCAAGTATCGACAGCCTATACCGAGTACAAAAACAAGGTGAAGAAGCAGATGGCAGGTGCTGCATCGTAATGTCGAAGGATCTTGCACAACGAATCGTTGACCTTAACCTTGTCGACGAACGGCGGACTCCTCCAACGCCTGAATACGAGGCAATGAAGCTGATCAATCTGATCAGAAACGTGGAAGGCGAGGAGATCTACATCATCAAGGGGCGGGCCATTGTGGTCCGTCCCGCTGAGGTGAATGACCTCGATCGAATCAATAAAGGATTTCAGTGCATGGATTGAGGTGAGAGAATGAGCGTTCCACGCATCCTTCATTACCCCGGCAGCAAGTGGAGCATGGCTGAATGGATCATCAGCCATATGCCGAAGCACACGACGTACCTTGAGCCGTTCTTTGGGAGTGGAGCCGTTTTCTTCACAAAGGAGCCGAGTGGCGTGGAGACGATCAACGATCTCGACGGAGAAGTCGTCAACCTGTTTCGGATGGTCCGAGAGCGACCCGGGGAACTGGCATACGCACTTCGTTGGACGCCTTACTCCCGGGACGAGTATATAATAGCCCACCAAACGACAGACGATGATTTAGAGCGGGCGCGGCGCTTCATGGTTCGCTGCTGGCAGGCAATTCGGCCGAAGACGCATTCTATTTCTGGATGGAGATGCCGCCATACCATGCGTGATGCATTCCACGTCAAACAATGGAATAGCATCGCAGATAGGATAGAGATTGTCTCCGAACGGCTAAGGGATGTCCAGATTGAGAATGCGCCTGCGGAAAGATTGATTCCGAGGTACCGCGATCCCGATGTTTTGATCTTTGCGGATCCACCGTACGTGCTCGAGACCAGATATGACCGGATTTACAAGAATGAGATGAATGACGCGCAGCATGAAGCGCTACTCGACTTACTAGAAAGTCATCCGGGCCCGGTACTGCTTACGGGATACGCACATCATTTGTACGATGAACGGCTTAAACACTGGCAGCGCATGACGAACGCAGGGAAACCGGTAAACGGGCAGGCCCGCACCGAAGTCCTCTGGATTAATCCCGTTGCAGCCGGCGCCGCCGGGCAAATGGCAATGTTCTAATACATCTCACGTGGAGGAATCGAGTATGGCAATGGGACCAGGACAACCGGCAAGCGAATGCAGTAACGAAGATTTGGTGGCGGAATTTGAAGCGGCTTGTCGTGGTGGAGACTACGAATTCGCCAAGGAATATCGGGACGAGTTGCTTCGGCGCTTAGAGATGAGCGCTACTTGGTATCATGGCTGATTATGGGAGGGAGATCATGGGGAAGCACACCAACATCGCTTACGGCAAGGCCGTCGGCGACAAGCAATACGTCACCGGCGAAACGAAGCAGTCGATCCTCGAGTGTCGGGCCGCTTACCACGAGATGACGGACAAGGAATTCGCTCGATGGTACGAACGGCGGTACCGGATCAAAGAGAAGGCTGTCATGGCCGTTTTGATTGCCCAGTATCGAGAAGCCACATAGAAAAGCCCGAGCGGTATCCCGCCCGGGCCAAGCCTTTCGACGAGGCCATTATACCATAAAGGAGCCGTGGGGTGATGCTAAAACTCCAAGCGGAGTCATTCGAACGGATTGACGATAATTTGCTTCTGAGAAACACTACAGGCCGGGTTGTCGGGCTTATCGTGATCCTGGCGGACGAATACCGGGAGAACGAGCGGCAACGCCGTGAGCAGGCCGAAATGAGCGGCCACACATTGAAATCGGGGAGAGTGTAGGGGAATGAGCGAAACCACCAGCAAGGAACAGCTCCAGGCGCGCTACGACGCATTGGAAAAGGAGAAGGAGCAGTACAAGGATGATTCCTTTCGTCTCAAGCAGATTGAGGTCGAGCAGCAGGATATTCAGGCCCTGCTCCGGGATATGGAGCAGGCCGCAACCAAGGCCGCCGTGATCAGCATGATTCCGCTGCCGCAGGATTACGATGCGCTCACTAATTTCCCGGGGTTGAATGCCGAGATCGATAATCTGATCAGCCAAGCGCTCGATCAGATGCAGGCACTTCACGCTGAGGAGCTAGAGAACGTACATAGCACACACAAGGCCGCTCTCGAACAGCTTCAGACGGCGATCAGCGAGCTCACCGAGCGGAACACCCAGCTCCAGCAAGTCTACGACGCCGAGCAGGCCGCTCACACGGTTACGAAGACGAAGCTGTTCGACGAACAGGAAGCCCGCGCAGACGTCGAGAAGAAGCGCGACAATGCCGTCGCATTGGCCGAGCAGGCTTCTCTCCTCGAGGCTGAGAACAAGAGCCTCAAAGGTCAGGTGGACGAGCTGGAGGGCATGGTGCGGACGCTCAAGAAACCGGCGGTGTCGTCCGGCGGGCTGACGCTTACCTCCACGCTTAAGGCAGAGACTGAGGAAGAGCGCAAAGCTCGACTCGATCGCCAGCGGATGGAGACGATCAACCGCAACTTGGGGAAGTATGACGTGCCTCCAATCCGGCTCCCGCAATTGAATCCGCCGGTCACTGAGAAGCAACTGGAGGACGCCTTTCAGAGCGTACAGGGCAGCGAGGCAGTGGCACGAGGTGACGCCGGAGGAGACGGAGTTTCGGAGGCTGCAGCGGCTGTGGATGGAGCAGCAGATGCACCGGCAGGGCCTGCACTGACGAAACAGGAATTCGAAATCAGGCTTCAGCAAGTAAAGCACGAGATTAAAGCGGAACTCGCAATGGAATATGGTTTGACTCGAGTATCGGCTTAAACAATAGGGAATAGCCCTCTGATGCGTCAGGGGGCTTCTCCCATCGGGAGGAATAGGGGAATGGCAATCGGACCACTGGAAGACTTTAAGATCAAGCAGGCGGGGAACTGGACGATAATGAGGCTCGGCGGGGCCACTGTAGCCAACTACGGCCGGACGCGGTACCGCCTGCAGAAGGCGCTCGACGGAACGAAGGATAAGGCGCAGCGTGAGCTGTTGGGGAGCATGCTCTCGGACTGCGACTTCGCACTCGAGTGGTTGAAGACAGGTCGGCGCCCGGGAACGCGCAGAGGCGTAGAGAGAGCGTACAAGGTGAGCTCATGGGACCCTGCATGGCTCGAGGCATACCATTCACCAAACGGCTGGTCCGTGCAGCGTGAGAGACGTGATCTGACGGCCGACGAGCGCTTCCGCATCGAGGATGCTATGCGGGACCTCACGGATCGCGAGCGCCAGTGCTTCATGATGTACCACGTCGATGGGATGAGCGAATACGATATCGCCCAGGAACTTCACCTCGGAAGGAGCACGGTGCAGACCTACCTGGAACGGGCCAAGGAGAAAATTGAATATGCGAAGATGAGCAGCTTGTTCCTTTTGGAATAAGCTGTTATTTTTATGAGTAACGAGCTATATAGAAGTTATTAGAGGCGGGCTGAATTATGAGAGATGATTTCACAAAAGCAACTGTAAAAGTCTTAGCAGATAGAGCTGGCCAAACCTGTTCTAATCCAACATGTCGTTTAAAAACATCTAAGGCTCATCCTTCTGATCAGGAAAGGGCGCTGAATCTTGGGATCGCTGCTCATATAACAGCTGCGAGCCCTAATGGCCCACGTTATAATCCAGAATTATCGTCCGCTGAGAGAAAGAGTGCAACTAACGGAATTTGGTTGTGCCAAAGATGTGGAAAAGAAGTTGATTCCGCTGAATCCGCCTATCCTGTCGAAATGCTTCAACAATGGAAGAGAGACATGGAAATGATAAATTCTAGGAATGCTGCGGTGACTAATGATGAGATTTCAGTACTTCTATCTGATATTGACTTAGTGACTGAAAAAATTTCAGCGTATATTGCAGAAAGAAAGGAATTGGAACCGCGTTTTTTAGTATACAAAGCAGATGAAGTAACGAGAGAAGAGAGATTTAAAAAATATTCTGGAGCGTTAGTGGAACATTCTTTATTTAACCAGCTAGGATACGAAATGATAATTTCACCACTTGTGATATCTCTACTAACCCGAATTTCTGCTGTCCTTGGAGAAGCGAACAGTTACTACATGGAAGCCTTTAGAACCGAAAGTTATGCAAAAACGAATTATTTCACTATGCAGAAAATGGTCAGAGAATTAGACGTATTAAAAGAAAAGCTGATCTTCAGATAATCGATTTTTGTCCTCCAAACCACCATTTAGTGAAGATGTTTCGAAACGCTCTTTACCCTTGACGCTCAAGGAAGGAAGGGCGTTTTTATATTGAATCGTTCAATTGTTTCGATACGCGTTTCGAAACAACTGAAGGGATGTGATGGGATGGCGCGGCCGAACAAAATAGAGCAGCTCGAGGTGCAGCACGTTGTCGCTCGCTGCCTGTCCGAAGGGACCACCTCCGTTCGGAAGATCGCAGCGGCCTGCACGACGTTCATCAAGAATAAGGGCATTAAGGACGAGGTGTCGCCAGCGGCCGTTCACCGATACCTGGAGCAATCCAAGTATTCGAAGGCGGCGCCGACGCACACGGATAAGAAAAAAGAGTCAGTCACCCGGGTCAGCGGGCGTATCGAGCGGATCGTGAACTACGACCTCGACATCATCGAGCTCCAGTATCGAACGACGAACGCATTGCTCGAGCGCTTCGAATTCGTCACGCAGCTCCCTGAGATGATGGACAGCCGGCTGAGCGAGCTTGAAGAACGGTTGAAGGGCGAAGCCGATCCGGAATACTTGAGTCGCTGGAAGATCGCCTTCGTCGAGGACCTTCGGCGGAACATCCAGAACGTAGCGACGCTGAACCGGGAGCTTCGCGAGAACAGCAAATTCATGGCGGACATGCGGTCGAAGGCGTTCGAGTTCGAGCTTATTCAGGAGTACCTGTACCTTTTCATGGACGTGTTCCGTAAGGCGAATGCAGAGGCTTACGAGGTGGCGACTGCGCAGATCGCGGCGAATCCGCGAATGCAGCGGATCGTAGAGCAGCAGCAGCAGTTACGAGGTGGGGACACGGAATAAAGGAAGTCGTTTGCGGTATGTAGAATCCTTGAAGTAAGGAGGAGATTCTACATGGCGGTTAAAACAATGACGGTTATTCAAAAGATTTTGGATCATCTTGATGAGTCTATGGACGTTGAGGTGGTGGATACAACCCCTATTTCATGGAGTGTGCTAGGTATTAGCGAAGCACGTTGGACTCGAATCATAACAATGATGCTTGAAGAAGGTCTGATTGATGGCTACATCTCAGCAAGATCCCTGGGCAGTCCTGCTTATGGCGAATACATAGAGGATGATCCAAGGATCACTTTAAAAGGGATCCAATTTTTATCCGAGAACTCAAACGCAGCCAAAATTTGGAGGGCTGCAAAGGAAATAAAGGATTTGATACCCGGATTGTAATGAGGAGGGACGGCGGATGTGCTCGCCAAGATTCATGACCGGATAAAGGAACAGGCTCGCGTTAAGAACACGCCGAAATGGGTGCGGCACCCTCGAGAATACATCGAGGACAAGCTCTACATCCGGACCAAGAAAAAGCAGGTCATACCGCTCCGCTTCAACCCGATTCAGGAAATGTATTGGGATACCAAGACGAAGCGCGACATCATCCTCAAACCTCGGCAGTTGGGCTTCTCGACGCTCACTGTGGGACGGATATTCGAATGTGTCGTCAACGAAGAGAACGTCACGGCCGTTATCATTGCCCACGATTCCGATTCGACACAGAAGATGTTCCAAATGGTGCAACTTATGTACGAGTGGCTGCCTGAAGCGAAGAAGGAGCAGCTGAACAACGGCAAGAACAAGCCGAAGTACGGCAACCGGAAGGAATTCTTCTTCGCCGGCAACAACAGCCGGATCTACGTCGGCACCGCGGGCTCCGATAAGTTCGGCCGCTCGCAGACAATCAACTACCTGCTCTGCTCCGAGGTGGCGTTCTGGCCTAACCCGGAAGAGTTAATGACCGGCCTACTGCAGGCTGTTCCGTATGATGGCGAGATCGTCATCGAATCCACGGCGAACGGCGTCGGCAACTACTACCATCAGACGTACGAGGACGCCAAAAAGGGCAAGAACAACTGGAAGGCACACTTCTACGCCTGGTATCAACATCCGGAGTACAAGTTGGAGCTTTCCGCCGGCGAGGTGCTGGAGTACGACAGTGATGAGCAGGAGCTCGTCCAGAAGTACAACCTGACGCCGGAGCAAATGAAGTGGCGCCGCTGGAAGATCAGTGAGATGCCGCAGACGCCGGATCGCTCAAAGGAGGACCAGTTCCGTCAAGAGTACCCGGCCAACGACCTCGAGGCCTTCCTGATGACGGGAACGCCGGTGTTCGACGTGAAGAAGGTCATGGCGCGCATCGAGCTTCTGGAGGAGTTGTACGCCAAGAAAAAGCCGGTCCGCGGCTCCTTCATCTACGATTACCGTAATGAGAAGATCGTCGACAGCTCCATCAAGTTCGAGCCCGACCCGAACGGAGTAGTCACCATTTACGAGCTGCCGCAAGCGAGGACGCCGTATGTTGTCGGCGGTGACACAGCGGAGGGCGGCAAGGACTATTCCGCGAGCCAGCTGCTCAACAACATCACAGGCAGGCAAGCGGCCGTGTGGCACGGCCATAGCGACACAGACCTCTACGCCAAGCAGATGTACTGCTTCGGCAAGTTCTACAATTACGCGCTGCTCGCGGTCGAGATGAACTTTGACCTGCATCCGGTGAAGGAGCTCGAGCGGCTTGGGTACCGTCGACAATACCGGCGCGAGGTGCTCGACGAGATCAGCGGCAAGCGGCAGCACAAATACGGCTTCCAGACGACGACGGTCACGCGGCCAGTCATCATAGCGGAACTCGTGACGATCGTACGGGAGCAGATCGGGCTGATCAACGACCTATCGACGCTTTACGAGATGCTGACGTTCGTCCGAAATAGCGTAGGCAAGCCGGAGGCGCTGGAAGGAAAGCACGACGACCTGATCATGTCGCTTGCAATTTCCTACCAGTCGCGCGGGCAACAGTCGATGGAGCTGCAGGAAGAGTACGAGGAGCCCGAAAACGTCGTTGCTTTCGGCAGGACGGGATATTAGAGGATTTTCGACATATTCTGTTGAATTTCGTAAGGAGGTGGGAGGTGTAAGGAATGATTCGTTTTTTCAGGAAAAAGAAAAAGCAAGATACGTTAGATGAAATCGAACAATTGGTGTCGTTAAGTCTATCTGAGCTTGACTCTTTATTATGCAAGAAAAACGTCGATGAATTGAGGCGAACAAAAGTTACAATTGATTATTGGTTAGAGACTACCAAGCAGTTTGGGATTCTTGGGGTCATGATCACGTTGTTTACTACCCTATGTCTTAACTTAATAAATTCAGCTAGTTCCTATTCAAGGACGTTCTCGATTTTTCTCTTACTTATCTTTGCTCTCAGCATTTCTAAAATAGTTAAAGAGCTTTACGGCGTAATGTTTCGGTTAAAACGCGTTTTTTATATTCAAAAATTTATTGAACACTTAATTACAGTAAAAAATGATTCAGAGAAAATTCGCATTTCGCGACTCCAAAGAAAACGTTGAACCACCGGGGAAGGTGGTTTTTTTATTGGGGTGAAACCATGGAAAAGAATTTTGATAAATGGCTTAAACAAGGCGTCTTCTTCGCTCTATTCGTCTCGCTCCTTGCTTGGACGATGAACGAGAACAAGGTTCGCGAGCAGAAGTACCAGCAAACGATCCAGCAAGTGACGGAGGCTAATGAGAAGTACGCCGAAATCATAAAGGTTGATTTGGCTGAGATCAAAAGCAGAGTTGGGAGGTGAAATGAATAATGGCTAAAAGAAAGCGCCGGCGCGATGGTCAGCAGAACCTCGAATTCTACAAGAGTCGCATCGAGAACGCGGAGGCGCATCGGGACCGCGGATACAAGGAGTTGTGGATCCGCTGCTACAAGCGCTGGAGGAACTTTGTCGATCAGCTAAAGGACAGCAAGGGCAATCCGATCAAGGACCGCTCGAACATCTCCATCCCATACACCTTCACGCAGGTCGAGACGATTCACCCGAGGCTCGTTGAGACGGTATTCGCCGGCCGACCCTATGTTACCTACTTTGGCCGGGAACCGCTCGACGAGATGAATGCCGACAACATGACGACGCTGGTCGACTGGCAAAGCAATGAGCGGATGGACCTGCGCGGCATCTTCAGCGGCGGGCTTAAGGAGCTATGTATCTTCGGCACCGCCGTCACCTTCACTGGGTGGAAGCTCCGGGAGCGCAAGGTCATCCACAAAGAGCTGCAGCCGGTCTACATGACCGATGAGGCAGGGGAGCCGATGTTGGACGAGATGCAGCAGCCAACGCCCATGCTTGACCCGTCAACGCAGGAGCCTATCCACGATTGGCAGCCTGTGGAGGCGAGCGTGCGGGAGTACGATGACCCTGAGGTGAAATTCATCGATCTGGGCGACTTCTTCGTCGATCCTAACGCTTCCGACATATGCGACGCTCGATACTGCGGTCACGTCGACTGGATGACCAAGGAGGCCATTCAGGAGCTTGTGGACGAGGGTATTTGGAACGTCGACTGGTCGCAGGTTCCGAACACCAGCGGCCAAGGTAGCACAGCGCGCCAGTACCGCATGAGTTCCGTGGGGCTGCCGCCTGGCTACGAGCCGGACCACACGAACCAGAACAACCTATACGAGGTCCACAAGTATTGGGAGGACGATAAGCACGTTGTCATCATCAATCGCACGTGGGTGGCGGCTGAAGGTGAGAACCCCTTCTGGCACAAGGAGAAGCCCTACAGCAAGGACGTATATTGCGAGGTGCCGCATGAGTTTTACGGCATGGGTATCGTCGAGATGTGCGAGGACCTGCAGGATGAGTTGAACAATGAGCGGAACACGAGGATCGACTTCCGATCCTTCCTCCTCCGCCGGATGTTCAAGGTGCGCCGCGGGGCCAACGTCAAGCGCGATCAGCTCGTCTTTAAGCAGGGCGGCGTGATTGAGGTTGACGAGATGGATGACGTCGAGGAGTTTGGCGTAAGGGATGCCCCGGCCTCCAGCTTCAATCAGGAGCAGCTCATCAAGCAGGACATGCAGGACGCCACGGGCGGCCACGATGTGGTGATGGGAACAGTCAGCGGCGGTACCGCGACGGAAGCCATGCGCAACGACAATAACGCCGCCATGCGCTTCAAGTTGGTAATCGGTAGCGTCGAGAAGAAGCTCCTTTGCGGCGTCGCTAGGCTTATGGCAAAGCTGAACCAGCAGTTCGTTGAAGTCGACAAGGTGATGCGGATCGTCGGGAAGGACGGAGCGAGCTGGGTAAGGCTCTCACCGGAGGATATTCAGGGCGAATTTGATCTGATGGCCGTCGGCTCCTCCGTCGAGCCGCAGGCAAACAAGGAAGCGTTCAAGCAACGGATGGTGGAGCTGTACAGCATCGCTTCGAAGGACCCATTCTATCAGCAATTCCCGGATCTGCGCCGCGAGCTTCTGAAGAAGCTGTACGACGCCTTCGACATCAAGGACACGGACAAGCTGCTGCCGTCTGACCAACAGATTAAAATGATGATGATGCCGCCACCAATGCCGGGCGCGCCGATGATGCCGCCGGGAGCCGTACCCCCGGGCCTCCCGGCTGGTGGAGGCGTGAACACGGCGCCGATGCAAGAACCTGCACTCCAGTTAATCAGCGGAGGCGGTGGCCGAGGTGGATAATCGCCAGGCGGCCGAAGCCCTGCGGCACATGCAAGGTACCGAGGGCTGGCGTCTTTTGGAGCAATACCTTCGAGAACGAATCGATGACAGCCGTAACCGGCTGATGTCCTGCGAGCTCGAGGACGTAATGAAGCATCGTCACGAAGCCAAAGCGCTCGAGGCGGTGCTTATTTATATTGATCAAACGATCGAGGAAGGGATGAGGGAAGATGAACTGCCCTGAATGTGATAAGCCCGATATCGATTCGGAAGAGTGGATACGGGGCTACTGCAAGGAATGCAACATCAAGAAGCATACCTGCGACGGCTGCGGACAACTGGTTCAAGACTATGTCTTGTATCATGTTTCTCAAGGCATGGTGTTGAAGAAAGGTCATAAGGAATGCATTCTTCCCGACGATCAAAACCATCGGGTAAAAGAAGCCGGTGACTCAATCAATATCGCGGGCGAGGATATTCCTGTTCGATAACCACTCCGGTGGTCCGGCTCCTTCGGGAGCCTTTTTATATACCACAATCTGAAAGGAGCTTTACCCTATGGAACTCTTCGCTGAAGGCACGACGATAACCCCGCCCGGGTCCCCGGACGCCGGACAAGGCCAACAAGGTGGGGCCGGAAGCCTCGAAGACCAACACGACGACGCTGATCTGCAGGACGATCTGGATGAGGAATTTGACGATCAGGACGACGCAGACGGTGACGATCAAGATGATGACCAAGATGACGAGGACGGTGACGAGCCCGCGGGCGACGATCGGTCGCAGCCGGACAACTCGAACAAAGACGGCCTGATTCTTGGCAAATTCAAGTCGCAGGATGATCTTGCGAATGCGTACCTTAACCTGCAGCGGGAGTTCTCCAAACGGTCCTCGCAGCCTCAAGGCCAGCAGCCGCCTGCACCGCAGACAACGGCTGTAACTGGTGGTGCGACGGGCATCACGACGCCGGAACAAGCGGCGCTGTTCTTTCAAAAATTCCAGCAAGACCCTCTCGGCACGATGCAATATCTGATCGATAACGCGGTTTCCGCACGTACCGCGCCGATCGTGGAGCAACGCGAGATGGATGCACTTGGCGCCAATATGCAGCAGCTCACAAAGCAGTACAAGCAAGTGGCAACACCCGATGGCATGCAGCAGCTCTTCTCCAAGGTGTCAGAGATTGCTCAGGAGATTGGCAACCCTCAGCTCGCCAAGAATCCGACGGCGCGCATCTTGCGCATGGCTGCCTCCGAAGCTTTCGGCGATTCCGGTCAGGCAATCTACAACAAGGCCAAGGAGGAAGGCCGTAGACAGGCGGAGGAATCGCGCATGGCCAAGAAGGGGCTTCCGACCGCAACTGGTGGAAGGAAGGCGGGATCCGGCGGCAAGGGCGGCGAGCAAAAGTCTGAGGCGGATCAGATCCGTGACGGCATCGTGGCAGCTGGACGTAGAGCGAGCGGCGTCCTCGGGATATAAAACTGACAAGGAAGTGAATGGACGATGACCACAGTAATCACCGGAACACGCGACACCCGCAATGTAACGCAGAATCAGCTTGTCATTGATATGTCCAATGACATCGCGCTGCTGATGCCGAACGAGGCTCCTTTTCTCTCGTTCCTGAAGCTCGCGAAGAACCGAAACGAGACGGCAAATAACCCTAAATTCGAATGGATGGAGGACGGGTTGGCTCCGCGTTGGGATGCCATTAATAAAGCGGCCGGATACACGTCCGGCGATACGACACTCACCGTCGACAATGGCACGTACTTCGCTGCGAACTACATCGTCAAGGTGCCGCGTACGGGCGAGGTCATGTTGGTGACAGGAATCTCGACGAACGACTTGACCGTGACGCGCGGCTACGGATCGACGGCGGCAGCGGCGATCGTGGATAACGATCCACTCCTCATCATCGGCTCGGTTAACGAAGAGGGCGCGACAATGCCGACGATTAAGTCCACAAACAAGGCTGCGTTGTACAACTACACGCAGATCTGGCGGACACCGTTTGGAGTGACGAACACCCAGAAGGCCACGAAGCAGTATGGTGGATCCGATCTGTCCTACCAGCAAATGAAGGGCGGCGTCGAGCACAAGATCGACATCGAGCGCTCCCTGATCTTCGGTGAGCGGAAAGAGGATACCTCCGGCAGTAAGCCGAAGCGCGCTACAGGCGGCCTGCTCTCCTTCTGCACGAAGAACAATTACGATGCCGGCGGCACGCTGACGCAAACGGAGTTCGACAACAACATCTCCGAGGTCATCTTCAAATACGGCAGCAAGGACAAGCTCCTGCTGGCGTCTGCGCGCCTGTTGTCGGTGATCAATGGTTGGGCACAAGGAAAGCTGCTGATCGATCAAACGGCCAAGCAGTTCGGCCTTGCGATCTTCAAGTACATTACGCCGTTCGGTAACTACAACATCGTGAACATGCTCAATACGCTGGAAGGATCGGTATACGGCGGCTACGGCATCGTTCTCGATCCTCAAAACGTTAAATGGCGCCCGCTGAACGGCCGTGACACATCGCTTAAGACGAACATCCAAGCAAACGACGCGGACGGCCGCACGGACGAGTATCTGACTGAGGGCGGCCTCGAGGTTCGTAACGCTGAGACCCACGCAGTCCTCACCGGCGTAACGGGTTAAGAAAAGGGGGACGCGATCAATAATGGCTAATTTTATTTCTCGTTGCACCAATCAGGTGCTTTGCATGAAACCGAAACGCACGCAAATTATCGACGGGATCGTTCAGCCGGTCGACGGCCAACACATCCGCTTCGAGAATGGACAGTACGCGACCGAGGACAAGAAGGAGATCGAGTACATTCGGAAGCACCGGCTTTTCGGGAACGCGATCTTCGAGGACAAGAAGCAGGAGGCCCCGGCAGCCCCGGCGGAAGTCGGCACTACAGCCGGAACCGGGGAGTAATCATCATGAGGGAGGAGGCAGGTCACTTCGGTGTCCTGCCTTTTTCTCGTTAAAGGACGGTGAACAACATGCCCATGACGTACCAGCAGATCATTGACGCAGCAGACGAGCTTTACTCAAACGGCTATACCCCGGCTTCGAAATTGAAGCAGATCGTCGTCCAGGAGGACAAGCTTCTGCGGACGATATACCGGAAGAAGACGGCGACGGCCTACGACATCGTAAAGGACCAGTTCCTCTATCCGCTCGACTTTCATCCCTCGAAGATAATGCGGGTGGTTTGGAACGGTACCAGCTACGATTACGAGCAGATCAACGATGACACAGCGACGTCCCCATTCCTTTACACGTATGAGCGATCGATCGGCATCTACCCGACGCCGGACACCGACGTATCCGGTGGGATCGTGGTATTTCATTTCGTGGAGCCGAATGATTCGCCTGATCTGGACGATTACCCGAGCTTTGACAACGATTTCCCAATGATCCAGGTGTATAACCTCTGCAAGTGGATGGCGGAACGGACGAGGGAATTCGACGTGGCGAATGGATTCATGGCTATGCTTCAAAACGAACTGGATGAGTTTAAACGAGCGGACATCGAACCTGGTGAAATTATCATGCGAGTGGAGTGAGGTTCTATGAGCACAAAGGCTGAATTGGTTGCCACCCAGATGGCTGCTTCTTTGAACGTGAATAAAATATGGGGAAGTTTGGTGTGCAATGTTAAAGACAAACAGTTTGCTGGAGGCGCCAAGGGCGGGGGAGTGTTGGACGATACTGCTGCCATTCAGGCAGCTCTGGATTATGTTAGTGCGGCCGGCGGTGGTGTCGTAATTTTCCCGTTGGATACATACAGGACGACCTATACCCTCCTGTATGGTTCAAACACACGCCTAGACTTCAACGGATCGACCCTTTACTACGACACGACCCAAACAGACGGCACGGCCATTGTTTCCAAGAGCTATCTAGGAACCGTCTTGACTGAAAATGTAGTCGTTGAAAACCTTAATCTTCGAACCAATACAGGTCAAGGCAACGGAATTGGAACCCCGAAAGCAAAGAATGTGCTGATTCGGAATTGCCGGACGTCTCAGCTGCATTGGCACCTCGTAGACATTGCTGGCGGTGAGAATATTACCGTTGAAAAATGCAGTGTAGAAAATACAGGGGATGCAGGCATTCAAATCGACAACTTGTCGCAGGTAGGCGGATTGTTCGTAGAAAATTACGATCATACCTTGACGAGTGCGCTGGTAGACTTCACAGCGAGCAAAAACATCACAATACGAAACAATACGGTTAAAAACTGCCTTGTCGGAATTCATCTTCACCGGAATGGCGGAAAAGACATTCGCATCGAAGGTAATGAGGTAGTGGATTGTGCAACCGGCATTTTGGGTGACGCCTCGACTACCTGGAGCAATATCATCATTTTTGCCAACATCATCTACAAAACAGCATCTAACGCTGATGGCGACGGAATCCTTCTGAGGGGGATATATGACAACGTCCTCATTCATAACAACTTAGTCGTTAACCATAATCGAGGGATTTCCGTAAAACAGAACGACAGTCTTCCCTCGTCGGCGACTAAGGGGATAGTGATATCGGACAACACTATTAGGGACGTCAAGACTCGGGGGATAATTCTCGATTGGGCAAGTGGAGTTATTTCGGGAAACACCGTCACCAACTGCGGGTATAACCTGGATACATCGACCTTTAATTCCACAAACACAAAAGTTGGAGATACGGCTGTCGGGATCAACATTTATTCTTCCCAGGACGTTATTTGCCGGGGGAATGTACTGAGGGACATTAAGGGGATCGGCGTCTTCCTCTATAAAACCCTAAAAAACATCAAGGTCTCAGAAAATATTTTTGAGAACTTTGCAAACGGTGTTTGTGCGTATGACGGTACCCCGGCATATGTCGACGTAATCAACAACAAGTTTGAAGCATCGGATTATGCTTACTGGGGGATTTATTTTGCAACTGGTAGCAAGGTAGTCATTCAAAACAATTCCTTTTTGAACATGAAGTACAACGGAATTGCCACGGATAACATAACCGAGGAATGGATCAAAGGGAACATCGTTAAAGGTTTAGTCGGGTCGAACTCAGGATTGTCTATTTTCACATGTACCGATGTGGTGCTTAAAGATAATGATGTAGAGGGATTCACCAACAACACATCCATTTCATCGACAAGTTCCAACGTGCGGGGAGAAGGGATCGCGCCTATATCCATTCAAAATACAGCGACTACTGTTGTCTTGGAGTACGATGGAACGGCCGCACCTACGACGCAGACTTGGGGCGTTGGCAGCAAAGTGCGGAATACCGCGCCGGCAGCTAGTGGCTTTATTGGATGGGTTTGCGTAACTGCAGGGACGCCGGGGACATGGAAGGGGTACGGATCCATAGCTCCGTAAAGACAATTTGTGGGTATTGTTGTATGAAGGGAAAAATC